CATCATACTCTTTCTTCTAAAAACCCACAATATAATGAAGCTACAATAAAAAGAGCTAATAAAACTTGGGATATAGAAGAATGATACTATATACAGAAGAACAACTTGAAAGAGCTTACAAGATTTATAGAATACATCAAATAGAAAAAGAGTTAAGCTTTATGAAGTTAGAAGATTTTAGAATTTTATACGAAGAGTTAGTAACAGAGATATTATAATGGGTTTTCCTTTTGAAATTATAACTATGTTAGCATCAACTGTGCTTGGTGGTGTGATGAGTGTGTGGGCTGAGAGTAGAAAAGCTAAAGCAGAAAATGAAAAGCTTCTTATTACTCGTGGTGAGTTTGATATAAAAGCTAAGAAGCAATCACTTAATCATGGATTAAAAGATAAAGGTTTTGCATGGACAAGAAGAATTATAGCCCTTACTTCTGTATTTGCTATTGTTCTTTTACCTAAACTTGTAGCAGTTTATTATCCAGATGTAAGTGTTACTGTTGGTTATACTCAATGGAATCCCGGTGGTTTGTTTAGAGCCGGTAGAGAGATGTTTGAATGGATAACTTTTAAGGGTCTTGTAATTACACAACTTGACACTAACTTAGTATCAGCTATTATAGGTATGTACTTTGGTGGTAGTTTAGCAAAAGGAAGATAATGGACACTAGAGATTTTATGACAATATTAGAGTCTGTAGGTATTCCTGCAGCCTTTGCAGTTGCTGCTGGTTGGATGGTATATAAATTATTTAATGCTTTAATAGCAGATGTACATAAAAAATTAGATACGCAACATAGTATGATAGTTGCATTAATAGACAGAGTAAGACAAATGGATAATGATATGATAAGAATAGACTCTATGGTAAGAACAGCTATGGGAGTAACTATAGATGTAGATAGGTTAGCAAGAGCAGATGGAAAAAAAGACCAACGAAAAGATTAATAAAAAAATACTACAAGTAGTAAACCTTTCTCCAAGTGAATCTTGGTTAGAAAAAATTGTAGAAGTACATCCTATGAAACAAATTGCAGTTGCTTCGGTTATACAAATATCTGTATTAGGATTTATGGCTATGTCTATGTTAATAATTAATTATATATTTTAATAAAATGAAAATAAAACCAACATTTAAAAGTAAAAAAACTGATAGGAACTGTAAGTTTTGTATGTTCTTTTGGTCCATGTTAATTATGTTTTGGTCTGTTAATAGTATATCAGATGAGATGGTACATCAATTTAAAAACCCTAGCTTTAGTGGTATGGGAACATCTGCACATTATCTTACTATAGAAAATCAAGAGTTTAATAGAAAGATGAGTATCAAAGAAGAACTCAAAGCTTTACAGGACCAGATTAAAAGAGACAAAGAAAACACAACACTTGCAAGGTTTATAAGAAACTTAGAGTCTAGAATATATGCACAGCTATCAAGACAATTAGTAGAAAACTTATTTGGAGAAACTCCTAGCGATAGTGGTGTATTAACTTTAGAGGGCAATACAATCGAATATAGTGTTGTCGATGGAATAATAACTTTGAAAATTACGGATTCAGATGGAAATACAACGACTATTTCTTTGCCTATTGGTAGCTTTACCTTTTAGTGGCTGTGCAGTTTTAAATCAAAATAAAGATTTATCTTTAACAAGAGATACAGAACCTGCCAATATTTTAGATTTACAATCAGTTGCATTAGCTGAAGTACCTCCTGCTAAAAGAAAACCAATAATAGCAGTATATAGAGATAGCTTTCAAGACTTAACAGGACAAAGAAAAAGTAACAGTAGCTTTGCTTTGTTTAGTACAGCAGTCACACAAGCTCCTGAAGCATTACTTATAAGAGCTTTAAAACATGCTGCTAACGGAGAATTTTTTAGAGTTGTTGAACGAGTAGGATTAGATAATCTTACAAAAGAACGACAACTTATTCGGTCAACCAGAGAAAACTTTGAGCAAGACCAAAAGCTCCAGCCTTTATTATTTGCTGGTCTTATAATACAAGGTGGAGTAATTAGTTATGACACAAATGTAGAATCTGGTGGTATTGGTGCTAGGTATTTAGGAATAGGTACAAGTAAACAATACCGAGAAGATGTAGTAACTATATCATTACGATTAGTTTCTGTATCAACAGGTGAAATATTAGTAGAGACTACAGTTTCTAAAAATGTTTTATCTACAAGCGTTTCTCAAGATGTCTTTAAATTCTATGAACAAGGTACAGAACTTGTAGAAATAGAAGGAGGAGTAGCTGAGAACGAGGTGGGTTCTATAGCTTTGCAAAAGGCAATAGAAGCTGGAGTATTTAACTTAATAGAAACAGGAATAGAGAGAGGGTATTGGGAATATGAAACAATTAAAATTGATGAGCCTAGTTGTGATGTTGACTGCGTTGACAACATACGGGGCTGATAACGAAATATACATTGACCAATCAGGTGCTACTGCTAATATAGATTTAGAACAACTTGGTTCTGGAAATATAATAGGTGGATTAAATTCTGTTGCAGGAACTTTAACTGCTCTAGATTTAGATGGATTAAATCTAACTCTAGATATTAATCAAATAGGAGATAGTAATAAATTTCTTGGTGATATACTAGGAGATAATATTACAGGATTTTTTGAATTTGATGGAGACAGTAATACATTTACTATACAAGCAGACCCAACCAATACTTATGGTATTGATAGTTCTAATTTTAATGTAGATACTACTGGAGATAGTAATACTTTTACATTAGATGTAGGTACAACTGCTATGGCTAGTAATACAGATTTAGACTGGATTATTAATGGTAGTAGTAATACATTTGATTTTGATATAAACTACGATAGTGGTACTTCTTATGTTGATGTTGATGGAGATAGTAACAATGTTACTTTTACAGGTAGTGGTTATGCTGGTGGTTATTTTTACTTAGACCAAACAGGTAACTCTAGAACTTTTAACATACAACAACTTAGTACATTAGACAATGATTGGCTCAAGATACTTTCAACTGGCAATAATGGTACTGTCTGTGTTATCCAAAACGATGGTGGCACAACAGTCGGATGCTAGTATTGGAAGCGTAACAGAACTTAAAGGTAATAGCAGGATTGTAAGAGATGAAACTTACGATGCTGCTTTATCTTTTGGTATAGAAAGTTTTGACAATGTTGAAACTTCTAATGGTAGAATAGGTATAACCTTTGTTAATAATAGTCAAGTAAGATTAACAGAGCATTCACAATTAGTTATAGATGAATTTATCTATGACCCTAATCCTTCAAAGTCTACAATGGCTTTGAATTTTGCTAGTGGAACTGCAAGGTTTATTACTGGCAAGTTAAATAATATAAACAAAGAAAACATTTCTATTAGTACGCCAAGTGCTAATGTGTCAATTCGTGGAACTGATTTTACAATTACAGTAAATGAGATTGGCGAATCGTTAATTATATTATTACCAAAAGCAGATGGAACTCCTAGTGGAGAAATATTAGTAGCAACAGGTGCAGGAGAAGTAATTCTTAACAAGCCCTATCAAGCTACTACAGTTTCTATGTTTGAACTAGAACCTACTAAACCGGTTATATTAGATTTAACTTTAGAGTTAATAGATAATATGTTAATAGTTAATCCACCAAAGGAGAATATAAATGTACAGGGAGAAGATGGAAGTAGCAGTTCTAATGTTCTTGATGCTAACTTCCTTGACTTTGATGATTTAGATGTAGACTATCTAGCAGAGGATGAGTTAGAATTTACAGAACTAGATATTAATTATTTAGATGTAAACTTTCTTGAAGACTTGTTAGACATTATACAAGATGTAAATGAGTTAGACCAAACAGAAACTTTATTGAAAGCTGACTTTGATTTAAAAGGAACAACTATGGGTTTTGATTCTAACACACAAGTTAATACTTTTACTACAGATAATGTCGTAACATTTTTAAAATCATTAGAAGATACAGTAAGATTAGATTTAGATAAGACAGGTTCTTATACTGTTATCCTTGTGCAAAATGGAAAGAGTACACAAATTGTAGTTAATGGTGGTGGTTCTTCTACTATTAAGATAAAACAAGGGGATTAGAGAAAATTGACATCACAGAATGCCCGAGGTTAAACATTTAGAGGGTAGTTAATACCTTTGCTTCAAAAAGAACTATTATTCAACTACGGGCTTCTCCGTGCCTCTGAGAGGATTTAGCTATTTTTACCTAGAAATTTTAATTTTTTTAGGCTTTTGCTCATCTGGAATGTTTTTACTTAGTTCAATAAGTAATATTCCATCAGCAACACTAGCTTTTTTAACTTCAACATACTCAGCTAGAGCAAATGATTTATAAAATTCTCGTTCAGAAATTCCTTTGTGAACAAATTCTATATCATCTTCTCTATCTCCATAACATGCAGAGACAGTTAAAGTATTATCTTCTATTTCAATATCAATATCAGACTTATTAAATCCTGCCATTGCTATTTCAATATAATATGTATCACCTTTTTTAAGAATATTATAAGGTGGATAGTTTGATTGAGGTATTGATGCTCTTTGTAATGTATTAAACATTTCATCAAACCCTACTGAGAACGGGCTGAATTGCCCAAATGCTTTTATGTTTGTCATATTAACTCCTTTATAAAGCAAGTTATTGAGTGCCGACCTTTCGCACACCCTTATCTATATTATAATACTTATTTTAAATTTGTCAAGGGTTTAGGAAAATAAATTGTTATTGGTTCTGATTTACCTTTTACTAATATACTATCTATCTTTTCATAATCAAAACAATCACCTGCTAAGTCTTTAGTGTACTCAGATATAATTATCTTCCATTGTTTATAATCATTTCTACCAGCAGTAGCTTCTAATCTAGCTGATAAGTTTACAGCATCTCCAACAACAGAGTAATCAAACCTTGTTTCGCTTCCCATGTTGCCAACAATACAAGTTCCGGAGTTGACACCAGTTCCTACATTGATAGGTGGTAAGTCTAATCCTTGTTCTTTAAATTGTTTATTAAGTTCTAAGGTTGCTTCTTCTATTTCTATTGCAGATTTAATAGCTAACTCTGCATGATTCTCACAAGGAAGAGGAGCATTCCAAAATGCCATGATACAATCACCCATATACTTGTCAATAGTTCCACCATTAGCTAGTATAATCTTTGTCATCTTATCAAGATAAGTATTAATAAGTTCTACTAAACCTTCAGGGTCATCATTGTTTTTAAATACTTCTGACACAGGAGTAAAGCCCATGATGTCAGTAAATAAGAATGTCATTTCTTTTCTTTCTCCACCTAGCTTTAAAAGCTCTGGATTCTTTTGCAACATAGCAACCATATCAGGAGAAAGATAAGTACCAAACTGTTTCTTAATTTGTTGTCTTAATTTAAATTGTGTTCTAAAGTTTAAATAGAATTGTTGTAGGGCAATAAGTGTCATACATGTCATACTCCATGTGACATCTATAAGATACCCGATAGATATAAAGTAATAACCAAGAGAGCCTACTGAAGCTATTGAAGTTCCTGCTAATACCATACCCCATGTAATACCAAAATAACTTATTACAAAAGCTATTAGCAACCCTGATATAACTAATATTAGTAGTTCTACAAACAATCTATAATCAGGTATGAACGGAGAGTCAATCAAAATACTTTCTGCAAGGGCAGCCTGTATCTTGTGTGGTTCTAATAGCCCATTTGGTGTAGCTAAAGTAGGCATAACACCCTCTGCAGTGACACCTACAAATACAAACTTACCATAGACATTCATTTCAGATAGTGTAGTTTGTGGTGTATTAACCCAGCTAATCCACTTACGACCAAGACTATCTGTTGATATTGGCTCAAGTCCTCTAACTCTTATTTGTTGTATACCATTTTCATTTGTTTTTATTTGATAAGTGTTAGAGTTGAGTAAAGTTTTTAATACTTCTATTCCATAAGAAGCAACCCAACCATCAGGAGTTTGTTGAAGTAAAGGTATTCTTCTTACAAGATTGTCTACATCTACTGGAGCAGACACAGCACCTTGAGCAGAAACTTCTTGAAGCTCTGGTATATTTTGTATGAATCCTTTAGCTATCGGTAAGTTTACATCTGGTCCTAATATAACTGTACCATGTGTCTTAGGATATTCTCCATTGTTAAACTCTGGCATAGCTAGTACACTAGGAGCATAAGATAATGTTTCTTTAAAAACTTCATCGCCCCCAAACCTATCTGGTTGTGGAAATAATATAACCCAACCTACACCTATAGCACCTTTGTTAATTAAATCTATTTGTATTTGTGCTAAGTCTTGTCTAGGAAAAGGATAGCCTCCTCTTTCTTGTACATCTTCTTCTGTTATATTTAAAATTACAAAGTTATCAGAAGGCTCTGGTGTTTTTATAAAAGCATCAAAGGTTTTTAACCTCATAACTTCTAAAGGTGTTACATTAAATATTAAAGGTAATGTTAATAAACTTAGTAATAAAACAGCCCACTTCATTAGTCTGTCATTATCCTAGCATTTAAATTAGCCTCTATGTAATTATGTATCTCATCTAGTTTAGTTGTTCCTTCTCGTATTACAGTTTGTAATGTTGCATATTCTTCTGCTGTAAAATAAGGTCTAAGTTCTTTTATATCAGTAGTTGTTCTTTCAGTAATTAATTTACCTGCTCTGTTGTAAAGAACTTTGTACCCTATTAATATTGCTTCCTCTCTTTTTGATTTCATTAGTATTCCTTATACTATAAATTCTGTTACTAAATTTCTAAATAAAAAGACAAGACCAACAGCATTCAAAATAATTAATGCCCTATCTTTCCATAACATACCAACACATAACCAACCAGATACTCCTACTATAGATAGAACTAAGTCATAAATTTCCATACCCTGTATGCCTCGTAAAGACATAGCTGTTACAACTATAAAACTAGAAACCCATTTTATAAACCAAGCAGTATCTTTTTTATCACTTAGTCTACTCATTTAAATCACTAAAGGTTATGTTGTCTTGTCTTCCTCTAAGTCCTGCTTTCATGTATGTTGTTGCTCTACCTTCAAAAAAGTTTTGATGTTCAACACCCATGACTTCATCAATCCAACCTAAAGGATTCTCACGTTGGTCATAGTTAGTCTTAAGACCAAGTTGTAATAGTCTTCTATCTGCTATGTATCTATTGTAAGCGTACATATCTTTCTTAGTTAGTCCTTGTAAATCTCCCATCTCAAACACAAGGTCTAAAAATTTATCTTCAAGTGTAACCATTTGTCTACATATTTCATATAGTTCTTTCTTAAAATCATCTGTCCATATGTCTAAGTTTTCTTGTATAAATTCTCTAAAGAGTTTAGTCATAGCTTCTACATGCATTGACTCATCACGAATAGAATAAGTAACTATCTGACCCATGCCTTTCATCTTTCCAAATCTAGGAAAGTTTAATAAAATTGCAAAGCTACTGAAGAGTTGTAGTCCTTCTGTAAAAGCAGAATAAACAGCAAGAGTTTTAGCTATAGTTTCTTTCTTAGCTTTTGTAGGTTTAAAGTTACCAACATAATCATGCTTGTCTGCCATTTCTTCGTAGTCAGCAAAAGCTTTGTATTCTATTTCTGGCATACCAACAGTATCAAGTAGTAAGCTGTAGGCATGTTGATGTATAGATTCCATGTTAGCAAAAGATGACATCATCATTCTTGCTTCTGGCTTTTTAAATACAGGCATATATTTATCTATATATCCTGAAGCTACATCTACATCTGACTGAGTAAACAATCTAAATATTTGTGTAAGTAAATTCTTTTCTTTGTCTGTAAGTTCTTGCCAATCTTTTACATCTGTATGTAATGGTACAGATTCTGGCATCCAATGCATTTGATTTTGTAATACATAGTAATCAAACATCCAAGGATATTCAAATGGTTTATAATAATCTCTATTGCCCAACAAACTCATATCTATTCTCCTTTAATAATTTTAAATGTTCTGTTGCTTCTGCATACTCTTCAAATAATTTAGATATAGTATCTACTGTATTAGGGTGGTCAGCTACACCAACACCCTCTCTAAAATACATTTGAAGATTGCATAAAGCTTCTGATTGTTCAGCTTTATATCTATCATACAAAGCATCATATAGTTTTTCTTTTATCATTTATCCCTCACAGGCTATACATTCCACATCATCTAACTTGATTCTTGGAACTTTAATGTTTACATTCTCTACATTTCTAGCTGCGTTAGACCTAAAGTAGTAGAGTGATTTAAGTTTATTCATACCATACCAATGAACATCATTAACATACTGCATGTATTCATCGTGTATCTCTTGACCTTCAGTTGCCTTTGGTAAGGTAAAGAATAAGTTTACGGATTGTGCTTGACATATAAATTGTTGTCTTTGATATGCGTGTTCTACAATCCAGATTTGATTTATTTCATTTGCTGTTTTAAATATTTCTTTTTCTTCATCAGTAAGTATATCTAAGTGTTGTACTGACCCATCTTTACTTGCGATGTCTTTCCAAATATTTTCTAACTCTTTAACTTTCAATCCTTTGGATTTAAAAATCTTTTCGAGAAATTTGTTTTTAACTTGATAGCTCCCTGATAAAGTTTTATGAGTATAACAGTTAGCTCTATAAGGCTCGATACTAGGAGAAGTGCCACTACATATAATCCCACTACTAGCGTTAGGAGCAACAGCAAGTAGGTTAGCGTTTCTACGACTTGAACCATGTATGTCAGGAGCTTCACCCCTTTGGATAGCCAACTCTTTAGTAGCTTGTAAAGCTTTTGATTTAATGTATGTGAAAGCTGTGTGATTAAACCCAGTTGCAAAAATTCCCTCGAAAGGTATGTTCCTAGATTGTAGATATGCATGAAACCCCATTGCACCCAAGCCGAGACTTCTTTCTCTATACGCCGAATAGGCAGATTTAGTATATCCTTCTTTGTCTTCTTTAATATATTTAGAAAACCTATTGTAATTTGCATTATATCCTCCTAGTTGTGATGTGTCTACTGCGTTTTCAATATAGTGTTCTATTACATTGTCTAACATTGTTATTAAATCTAATATAAAATTATCATCTTTAGACCAAGTATCAAAGTGTTCTAAGTTTACAGAAGACAAACAACATACTGCTGTTCTTTCTTCGTTAGTTGGTAAAGTTATTTCAGAACATAAGTTGCTTTGTCTAATTTCTAAACCTAAATCTTTTTGTTGTTTAGGTAAAGCTTCGTTACAAGTATCTATGTTTACCATATATGGCTCACCTGTTTCTGCTCTTGCATGTATAAGCTGCCACCATAAATCTCTAGCATTAATAACCTTAACAGCTTCGTTAGTTTTAGGGTCAATCAATCTCCAGTCTTCATCATTTTTTACTGCATCTAAAAATGAATCTGTTATGTTTACTCCATTATGTAGGTTAAGACATTTACGATTAATATCTCCACCAGATTCTTTACGCATGTTTATAAACTCTTCTATCTCTGGATGACTTACATCCATATAAGCAGCATAAGAACCTCTTCTAGTAGTGCCTTGATTAAAGGCTAACATCTGAGAATCTACAACATGCATGAATGGAATTGAACCAGTAGAACGACTGCCATGAGTAGTAGAAATCCCGTTACTCCTAACATCGCCCCAATATCCACCAATGCCTCCACCCGAACTTGCCAACCATATGTTCTCATCATAGTGATTAGATAAACCATAGCGACTGTCAGGAACATAATTAAGGAAACAAGAGATAGGTAGCCCACGACTTGTTCCCCCGTTACTAAGTATAGGAGTGCTAAACATGAACCAACGAGAGGAACTGTAGTTATAAAGTCTTTGAGCCAGTTCAAAATTTGTTTCCCCTTTGTAGGTTGCTCCGTAGACTGAGGCTCTTGCGAATGCTTCTTGTGCATGTGTTTCTCCTTCCCAAAAATATCTATCTTTAAGTGTATCTAAACTAAATTTATCAAACTCTTTTTCTTTATCGTAGTCTATTTCAATTCCTAAGTAAGGCTTAGTTCCTATTTTATCATCAACCATTTTTGTCTTCTCCTAAATGATACTTCGTATCTTCTAAAGCTATTGCTATTATAGCATAGTGTATTATTTTTAGCAAGTCCATTTCTGCATTTGTGCCATCTTTTTTACCACACCTCATAGCATACTTCATAATGTTACCCATACAAAAACCTTCTCCATGTCCTGCATCTATTATCATATCGGTAGCTTGATACTTTCCTTGTGCATAATGTCTTTCGTATGTACCATCAACATATCTTTGTATCTGTTGTATGATATTATCTTCATTAAATTTATATTTCATTTCCATTCCTCTGGTAATGTTTCTTCACTATACCATGTAAAGTTATTTGTTTCTGCCCATTCAGCGTGAGTTCTTTTAGTTCCATCTTTTCTTTTCTTAGCCTGTGGCATAGGAGAAAAAGGTTTCTGAAATAGAAAGACTAATTCATAATCTTCTACTATTTCTTTAAGAGCTTCTCTTATCCAAATATATTTACTGTATTCAGAGTAATCCCAAAACCTCCCCTTTGCTTCTAGTAATATTATTTTACCATCAATTTTTTTAATAAAGTCAGGCTCGTATTTATGCTCAACAACATAATCTATGTTTTGATTATGATGTTCCCAACTTTTTAAAACAGATTGATGTATATCATATTCCCATTTACTATCATACCCTTTAGGTACATTAACTTTTTTAGGTCTAGGTTTTCTAGGTTTTCTAGCCATTAAAGTAAATCCTTTAATTGTACATTAGGATTTCTTTTTACTTGTTTATAAAACCATCTTAAACTATAAGCACTTAACATAAATTTATTGTTAGCAAAGAGATGAGTTTGTTCTGGTAAAAATTCATGTAAGTTTTTCTTATTAATTTTAGAAGTATCTTCTCCTTCTGGTATCATAGTTCTTAACCAATCAATTAACATACCCTCTGCTTTTCTTCTTAACTGTTTAGACTTATTGCCATTCATAATTTTTCACCAGTTGCCAATATCTTAATACGCTATTAAACATTTCTTTATGTTTCGCATGTGATTCTTTATCCCATATATGACACAAGACTAATCCTGTATCTGCTCTGTCTACAAATATAGAAACTCTTGTAGGGTCATCTATATTACAACCTTGTGCATAAGCAGAAAGTTGCATACCATGTTCATCGTATACTAATTTACTAGGGTCTTTACCTTCAAGGTTATCTTTAGTTTTAAAGTCCACAAAGATACCGGACTTTGAATACAAGTCTATCTTACCACCATAACCTTGATTAGCACAGAAAGAATCTTCTGCAATCCAATCTTCTTCAGGAAAGTTTTTATCTAACCATGCTTGTATAATCTTATAAGGTTTAGTTTTAGCTTGACCTAAGAAACCTTTTTCAATTTGAGCATGTATTCTTGTACCTTCCTTTGCAGCTTTAGAACCAATCTGTTTAGCATCAGCCTTACATCTATACACAAAAGAATCCATAGATTCTTCATCTCCTATGTCTAGTGTTGCTGCAGATTTTATAGCCTGAGTTATCTTCCAATTCTCTAATGCAGGTTTTGCAACCATGCCAAGAATAGTAGTAACAGAAGGAACAAGTCCTATACTTTTAGCATCTCTTAATGTGGTGTTTCTTTCTTTACCATTAGCACCTATGATAGTATACATAGGTTCTCCCTCAAGAGAATACCAATGTCCTGATTCGGATGTAAACTTATTATACTTATCTAATTCAGTTTTGTCAATACCTTTAGTCATTTTTTAGTTCCTTAAATGTTTTAAATACATCAGATGTAAATAATTTTTGTATATTTACTAACCACATTCTACTTGCGTTGTGGTCGCCCCCACTTACAGATTTTTTAAAGTCTAACTTTTCTATAAGTTGTTTTAGTTTTGGTACATCAAATATAAATGTACAGAATATATTATCTTCAATACAAAGATTATGAAACCAGAAGTCTGCTTCTGTTGTGATTATACCGGAGGGTTTACCATATGATTCATATTCAATACATATGTTTCCTGTCTTCATCCACATACCTCGTTCAGATTTTACTTCTATCTTTTTATTAGTAAGCATATCTGATATTTTATCTTCTCTTATTGTACCATATTCTAAATCTATGTCAAACTTTTTTCTATTTTCTTTAGTGGGTTTCACTCCAATTACCTCCTACTTTATATTCGCCTGTTAAATTACATCGCATGTTAAATTGCTCTGTTACCTTTTCAATACTCTCAACACCTAATCTACCAACACAATCTGCTTGAGATTCTTTTACTTGTAGTTGCCATTCATCATGTATGTTAGCTACAAACTTAGCATCAAAGGTATTAAGTTGTATTAATTGATATAAGTTTATCATAGCTTGTTTCATAACAATAGCACCTCCACCTTGTAGTAAAGTATTAAGAGAAGAATGTTGACTTCTTACATGTATTCTTCTACCATCAATACCTTTTAAGAAACCTCTGTTAGAAGCCTGTTGAACTCTATCTTTTAGTTTCTTTAAGGCAGGTAAGTTAGCAAAGAATCTTTTCTTTAAAGCTTTACCTTTCTTTATATCACCATTAATAATACTACCTATCTTAGCATCTCCTGCTCCATATATTAAAGCATATATAAATGTCTTAGCTTGGTCACGAGTTTTTAATCCTGCTAATTTCTGATTGGTTGAATGTATATCTCCGTTAATAACTTCTTCAATATAATCAGCATCGTTCATGTAATGTGCTAACATTCTAAGTTCAAGACCACTAGCATCTATACCTACAAGTCTATATCCTTCTGGTACAGTCCAACAAGAACGACATTCCTTACCATAAGGACTATGTATGTTAGGAACTTGAGCCATGTTAGGACCTCTATGTGTCATTCTACCTGTAATAGTTCCGTTAGGTATAACTCTACCATGAACTCTATCATCTTTTAATTCATCTATCCATGATGATACTTGTGCAATTCTTTTTTGATACAGTAAAAAGTCAGCTATAAGTTTAGCTTCTGTTATATGCTCAATCTTTTTAAGTGTAGCTTCATCTACAATAGGTTGACCAGTAGGAGTAAACCTTTCTGGTTTCCAACCAAAGTCTATAAGATATTCTCCTATCTGTTTACGACTACCTAAATTAAACTCAACTAATTTCTTACGCATAAATGGTTCGTGATTGTTTGATGTAAGTATATTAGAATACTCCTCATCAGTAAGTCCTCTCTTACTTAACTCTCCATCTTTTCTAATGTAAGGAGTTACAAGTTTATCATCAACCCATTTAGGTTTAAATGTTTTTTGAACCTCATCTTCTACATCTGCCATGTTTTGTTTTAGTTTTGCTAACAAAGTCATAGCTTGTTTACTATCAAAATAAAATCCAGTCCTCTCTTGTTCACGCATTATTACAGCAGTTAATTGTTCTAAATCAAAAGACTGTTTACTAAATCCCATACCTTCTTTCTGTAAGAATTTATATACAGCTTCGTTAAGAACCACATCTTGCACACAATAATCTAACATCTGTGGTGTGTAGTTGTCAAACTCTGGTTGCTCTTGTTTAGGTATGCCTAATCTATAACCCCAAGTTTTTAAACTATGTCCGTTCTCTCTGATAGGATTATATAATCTTGACATAACTAATGTATCAATAATCTTTCCAGAGTATGTAAAGTTAAATAACTTTTTAAGTACCGGTAAATCAAAACCTATAATGTTATGACCAATTAAAGTCTTAGCACTTCTTAATAAATCTAAACCATCTTCGAGTTCATCTGGTCCAAACTTATATGTAGTACCATCAACTTCTTTAGCTACAATACACCATACTTTTGTAGCATCAAGGTCATCTGTTTCAATATCAAATACTATATTAGAAATCTTCTGCATCAAATGTTTCCTCCTCTGATACTTCGTGTAATCTACCTGTATCAATATCATATCTTAAACTACAAGCCATTCCTGTATCTCCTGTATATCTTGATTTCAATACACGAACTTTAGTTATGTTAGCCTCATCAGGATTTTCTGCCTGTTGATTTCTTTCTAAAGCTATAACACAATCTGATAGTTGTGCAATACCTTGTGAACCTTTTAGATGTGATAGAGATACTTGTATTCCCTTTTCATGTCCTCTATCTCCTTGTGCTCTACGCAAATGTGATACTAATATCATACCTACTCCTGTTTCTTCTACAAGACTACGCAATCTATTCATAAGCATATCAATACCTCTGCGTTCATCTCCTTCAGTAAGAACATTAACAAGCATGTGCAAGTGGTCAACTACTACCCAATCACACTCGCACCCTACAATAATATACCTTAACTTAGAAAATATTTCATCTATATCAGTAGCACCTAAGTGTGCATGGATAAATACTCTACCTTCTTGTATTGCACTATCAAACAAAGTGTGTAGTTCTTCTTCTGTATATTTACTTCTTTTCTCTGATAAATATATTCTATCGTTAGCTTCAATAGATACAATACCATCAGCAGTTCTTATCCAATTTTCTTCTAGTGCTATGATACCAACATTATCTTCTGTGTTCTTTATAAGATGATGTTCCAACTCCCTAGTGACACTAGACTTACCTAGTCCTGTGCCACCGGTAAGAGTTACGAGTTCTCCTTTACGCATACCATATAACTTCTTGTTCAATCCTTCCCAAGGATATGCAATACTTTCTTTCTCCTCTCTGTTTAACCAATCGTTCTTTTTGCTAGACAACTCCATGATACCAGAGGGAGTATAAGTCTTAGCTTCCCACCATGCAGTAGAAAACTCTTGAAACTTTTTCTTAGCTAACATCTCGTTAGCATCTTTATATCCATTAGGTAAGTTTATTATCTTAGCTTTACTTGGTTTAAGTATTCTTGCTACCTGTCGTGAAGCTTCAATACCTGCCTTGTCGTTATCAAAACATAAGACTACATTATCAAAGCTTTCTACAAACTCAATACTTTCTCGTATATCTTTAACAGCAGATGAAGCACCTCGTTTAATTGATACTACACTAGACTTGCCTTGCATTAATTCATAGACTGCCATAGCATCACATTCACCTTCTGTTATGGTTAAATACTTACCACCTTTGTTACGATACAACTGCTCTCCGAACAATCCTGTACCTTGAAATGTACCATTACATGCAAAGTTTTTATTGTCAACATACCTAGTCTTAGTAGCAACTATCTCACTACCATTATGAAAAGGGTAGATGTGTTGCTTGACTTGACCATTGTGGTCTTTAACAATCTTAACACCATACTTCCTAGCAGTCTGCTCTGATATATTTCTATCAGTTAAAGCTCCATATATTCCTGTATAAGAATTTAGGAAAGATGTTTCTGGTTGTTTCATGGGTACAATAGTATTAGTATTTGTACTCATATCATCTGCATTGTCATAGTCTGGAATGAAAGCATTACAGCTAAAACATTTAGCAGACCCATCAGCATTTAAAGAAACAGCATCACTACTATCACACTTTGGACATGGTAGTTTGTGTTTAATAAATTGTGTGTTCATATTCTATCTCCTGTAAAAAGTGAGGCGTTGTTTATAGGATGCTTATATAAACCCATCCAACAAGGAATATTCCTTTAAGTGCCTTCCTGTACTAATCGCTTAGTAGCACACCTCGTTGTATTACGATACCTCGTTTAAAGAATCATCTTCATCTGAAGTTTCTTCTTCAATAGTTGGTCCACCATCTTCTGTTGGTGTTTCAACTTCTGTTGGTGTTTCCACCACAGCTTCAGGGCAATCAGCTAGTAATGTTTCAAGCTGACCTTGATGCCCCTGTGTAGCAAAGTTTAGTGCTTCAGTTAAAGTATTTAATGTTCCCATTTTGTTTATGCTAATAGTAGCACTCATTCTGGAATCACTATTCTCTATCTTTGAAACATCATAAACTGTTTCGCCACTCTCGTTATTGATGGTAATAATCATAGTTAAAACTCCTCGTTATCATCAAAAAATTCTGACCCATCTTCAGCTTTGTATTCAACAAGCTCAACAACCTGAACAGCTTGGAGGTCAAGACTTTTACCAGACTTACCTGCATACTCCCATTCAAATTCGCTACATTGAACTCTAACTTTAGAGCCATTACCTACAGCTAAATTAATATCCTGTTTGTTTTGGTCAATCAATCTTGGAGCATTCCTAATCATTCCATTAGGACCATTCACTTTTCGTTTGACAATCAAGGCAGGACCTTCATTCATCTGCTTTACTGTATGTCCACGACTTGCAAAATCATCTGCAACAGTCTGGTCAACAACTAAGTTGACTGTATATACAGGTTCAAAAGTCGTATTAGGTGTCTTAATACTTGCCCAATACGCTGTTCCTTCTACTATCATATTTACCTCCTATGATTAAGTTTGAAGTTGTTAAAAACTAGGAGAGTTGTGAGCCAACTACTCTCGGAGTTGTGGTTAGAACCAAACCTACTAATACATGGAGATAGAGGGCTTGTTCGGTTGCTCATTGAGATGCTATTATACACTATTTAATTCTCCATGTCAAGTAAAATATTATCTAAATGTTCTACATTTACATCATCTAATATTTCTACAATAAAATTATCGCCTTTGTATTCTACACTATGAGCAATAGTAATGTTAGCTTTTTCTTTTAGCATTACTAAACTTTCTGTAAACTCTTTGTATTCTTCTTTGGTTAGTGTTGATTTCATTATTCGTTCTCCTCGTTGTTTTCTAATTCATTATGTCCTACTTTTTCATGGTATGTGACATAGTTTGATAGAGCTTCTATGTCATCATACACATACCCTATTTCATTTGACATTATCTCTTGGTCTTCTTTTATATCACGAACTTCGTTCATAACATTATTAATGTTGTAGTTTAATAAAAACCACATACAACATATCATACCTATGATTGCTATTTGCATTACTAATTTGTGTGTCATTTATTCCTCCAATATTTTTCATCTAATAAAATAATTACAAGTCCTGTTAAACAAAAGCCTACAAAACTTCCAAGAATTATATAACCTATAATATCTCCTAACATAATCTATCCTCTGCTAATTTAATTACTTGTTCTTCATTATACCATAAACCTGAATAAGTTTCAAGTGTTCCATTTCTCCATGCAACATAGTATCTTTTATAGCCAAACATTCTATCGAAGAATA